TGGTTACGGTAAGGTCATCCTTTAAACTCATTCCAAATTTAGTCATAATATCTCCGGCACCACCATATCCATCATACGTGTTAACATATGCTTCTATAGAATAATTATCATCAAATTTTGACGATTGTATTTCATTTAAAACTGAATCTTTATTTACTATTTTACGGGGAAGGTAAATTACTTCAACACCATAAATTGTAAGTTGTTCATTAATCAACTCTTGAATCAATCTTTGTTCACTTTGTGAACCTTGTAAGAAGAAGGGATTAAGTGCCATTATCCAATAAAGTCGTACGGTGGTAATTCATAATCTTGCATCATTTTAGTTCTGAGATTATCTATTTCTCTTTCAGCATCTTCATAAATCTCTCTGCCATTTAATTCAATTCCTCCGGGAAGTTTAACTCCTCTAAACTTAATTAAATTTTGTCCCCATTGTCTTTTGATAAGTGCCGTAAGATATTGTTTTACAAAACTATCATTAAAAACTTGGTTAAAGTTTGCAGGATCAAGTGCCCTATAACAATCAATCACCAAATAAGTATCTTTTTCTTGAGCACTCCAATCAAAATCCAAATATAATCTATCTTGTCTTTTATTAAATCTAATTTGTTTTTCTGTTGTTAAAAGAAAATCAATATCCTCAAGATAAGTTTTTGTCATAGAATATTGTAACAACTCAACAGAATTAAATTGATACAAATCATTTAAAAATAATTGATATTTTATACTAAACATTCCACCAGAAATAGAACTGGTGTCGAATTTAAATATTTTTTCAATACCAACAACCGAATCAGGAACTTGAATATAATTTGAATTTTCATAAAAATTGAAAGTAGTAGCTGCTCCAACAATAGTCGAAGATGCGGATGTTGTTACTATACCAACTCCTCCAGAACCTCCTGCTCTTCCTCTATCAATATCATCTTGAGTAATTTGATATTTAAGATACATTCTTTCTACACCATCATAATGCCTCTCATTATAAAATTGTATGGCATCATCTACTAAATCATCTATTTGATCATCATCGACATTAATTTCTAATACTGGAGCACCAAGTCTCCTAAGAGAATAATCAATTAATTCTTGTCTGGTACTTGGTTTTGCCATCAGAATGAACCTCCATCTATGAGTCCGGCAGTTAATGTTCCATCAACAAATACATTATTCTGGAAAGTTGCCACTCCAACATATGTAGACACTCCGACAACACGCAAATGTCTTCCAATAAGAGCATCATTTGATAGAAATAAATTACTACCTACAAATAAATCACCTCCAGTAGTTGTAATTCCACCACTAGAATTGAGTGTTGATATTCCGGAAACAATTAGACTTTCAAAGTCTGCCGAACCATCAATTTCGATGGAATTTGTTGTGAGTGTTATCCCAGTTCCAACTTCTATCTTTTCATTTGATCCATCAATAATAATTCCAGTTACACCAAAGGTGTCTGGTCTAAAAGTCGCTATGCCAGTTGCATTTAAAGAATCTAAATTACTCTGTCCAGAAACATCTAATTCAGTTACATTGGCAGTGCCACCACTAACACTAAACGCAATGTCACTTCTCTGAAGACCAGTAGAAGTGACCTTAATAGCATCTGATTGTCCTATACGAACTTTTATATCTGGCATTATCTGGTTACTCCCTCCCGAACTATTGCTGAACCTTCAACAACTCTTGTTTTAATTCCAGTAGCATCTGTAATTAAAATATCATAAACATATCTACCTGGTTTTAATGCAGATGTTTGAATATCGGTCAAAGTTATTCTAACGCCACCTTCAGTTGAAGGTGATACCAATGTTGGATTAAGATTAACACTTACACTGCTACCAGAATGTTTTCTCATTTGTGCTGAAAGGACAAAACCAGTAAGATCAAATTTATCATTTGATGCATCAGCTAAGTTGAAGACTTGGGAAAAATCAGCTCCTTGATTAATTACAATATTACTAACATATACAGCAGCCATTTACTTCAACATATTGTTATCTAATTAGTATTTAGGGATATATTTATGTAAGTCTATTTAAAATTTCTTTTAAAGAACTTTTAATATCATCAATATCTTTCTTCATGTCATCAAGTTCTTTCTTCTTTTCTTCAGCAATTTTAGAAGATTTTAAATAATTTTGATATCCCACAGTATCTGTATTAATTATAGTGCCGGTTTTTTTATCACGATATAAATGGGAGTGTCCTTCTACTCTAATCATATTAAGCTAATGCGATGGTTCTTAAGTCTGTAATTTTAGGATAATAAGCCTGATTTGAACCTGACATCATTATCTTTATCGTATATCCAACAAAATCATCTAAATTGTCGGCACTAAATACATATTCACTATATTGACCATCAGCATTTGGTGGAACAAAAGTATCAGGTCTTCCATCATTCTTTGCTGGATCAATAACAGTTCCGTTAGAATTTAAATTTTTATATCCTGGGAACAATTCAAAAGTTTGTTCTATAGAAGTTGAATCTTCTCTCTTCAATTTATAAGCAACTCTAAAGTCTGAAGATTCATGACGATATGCTGCTATAATTACTTTTAACGATTTAGATGGAGATTTGAGTAGTATATCTTGAGAAATATAAACTGAAGAATGTGGATCTTCATTAATTGTTCTAATTAAATTATTTGAACTATAATTTTCAAGACCAATTGGTTCATTTAATCTATTACTAATAAATTCGGTAGAAGAACCACCATTTAAATAAATTATTGGAGATAAGTTTTCATTATTGGAAACTAATGTTAAATTAGTTGTAAATGATTTATTTCTAGGTAAATCTGTCAAGTATTGATCTTCATTTACTTTAGATGCAACCATTCTAACACTTCTTAATGTGTTATATCTATTTAAGGCAACATCTTGGTATCCATTATCAACAAATGACGGTTCATTTCCGCTTACACTTGTACCAGTTGTTGTTCTTATGGATGCAGAAATATCTGTAAATACGGATTGATTTCCTCCAACAGGAGTAATAAAATCATAAGTTGGAATTACTGCGTTAAATAAAATATTTTCTGAAGATAATACATTATTTCCTCCAGCAAACTCATCAGAACTAAATGATACTTGAGGTATACTTGATGTGTCAGAACTTCTATTTGTATTATCACCACTATTTGATCTATCAATTTCTATGTGATAACTATCTGCCTCAAGTTCCAAAGGAGAAATTGTATGAATAGGATTGTTTATTCTTCTTAAAGAAATTCCATTTAACTCATACTTTGTAATAACATCTCCAGCACTATGTGCAGAAGTAATCGTATTATCTATACCTCTACCAGATGCATCAATTACTATTGAATTAGTTCCAACAGAAGTGTATTTAAGAATTTCACTATTAATAATTACATATCCGGGATTAGTGGTACTAACAGTTAATCCTTCAAATTTTTCAAATACTTCCGTTGAAGCAACACCTATCTCGCCAGTTGCAGTATCTGTCATACTAACACTAATTGTGCTCGGATCAGTATTTGGTTCTACACCACTTAACTTAACTTTATTAGTTGAAGAATACATTCCATGATTAAAATGATTAACTTTTAAATAATTTCCATTATTTACTCCACCATCAAATGATACTGATAAAATATTAATATCATTACTTCCACCATCATCAGCATTTATAATAGTACCATTATTAGCATAATAAAGTAAATCAGATCCTATATTACTAGAAAACTGTGTATCTCCTTGAATATTATCAACAAAAATCATATTTTTAAATCCGATAGAACCAATTGATATTTGAGCACCAGATCCCGTTTCACCAGCAACTGTGCTTGTAACAATACCAACTACATCACCTATTTGATAACCAACACCTCCATTAACAATTGCATTGATAGTATCAACTACACCACCACTTTGAGATATATTCAATTTTAATCCAGATCCTTTTCCTGTAATAGCAAAAGTTTCTACATTAGTATCGTTAGCATAGTTAGAACCTCCTGCTCCATCTACAACAGCAGCACCAGTAGCCACTGCTCCTGTTCCAGTAATTACTGCAGTTCCAACATTGTTTGGAGATGAGATTTTTCTTCCGGCAACAAGTGTTGTATCAAGATAATTAGATGTCGTAATACCAATTTTTCCAGTTTTTGATAATGTTCTGACAGGATTACTATTTAATTTTTTGACATAATCATTACTTTGATCCAATACCGGATTATTAAATAATACACTTCCGGTTCCAGAAGTGAATTTTGCCTTGTATAATTTAAAGGTAAGATCCTGTCTTTGATTTTCTGTCCATAAAGCACCATTTTGAGATGCAAAGAAAGAACCTAATGCATATTGAGTTGTATATTGAGCTTGCTCTACTGCCTCATTTCCAGATACACTAAAGTTTTCTGTAAGTGCAGCACTAGAAACTTCAGGATTAACAACCCTTTCTCCCTGAACTGCCGTCCAAACTTTATATTTTAAAGATTTTTCTGCAATCAACACAATTGCATATGAAGTTCCTGGTGCAAGATATACTGGTTCATCAAATACAAATTTTGTTGGAACAGAAGCATCATCAGAAGTAAAAACATTATTAACAATTGCACCTTCAGCATTTCCTGTTTGTGGTCTTAACTCTTTTTCTGCTAGTACAAATCTTGATGGTCTTTCATCACCTGTTACGGTTCTTATTTGACATCTGACCGGTTGTTCTAAATCAACTTCTGAGAAGAATATATCAATAGCAGTTAAAAATGCACCATCTTTATCACTATTTTGATTTACAGCAGAAGGTGCCTCTACATTTCCTCCAACAACAAATGTTTGTGCTACAGGATCTACATATTCATCATATTCGGTATGTGTATGTTGATTTTGAGTAGTTAATGATGTAGAAACACTACCACTTACTTTAACTACAGAATTAATAGTCGTAGTATTTTCTTGTACAAATTTTTGTTGTTCCCATTGATCAAGTGTTCCTCCAGTTTCATACTTTGATGAGGCTCTAACTATTGTTGATTGACCTGGTAAATTTGCAACATTAGTTGGACTAGTAGTAAGAATAAATTCGGTAGATCCAGTTCTAAATCTAGTTGATGGTGCAGGTGTACTATATGGATCTTCAATAAAGAAAGATCCTATGATACCACCAAAAACATCTGTAATTAATCTAAGTATATCAAGGTCTCCACTCCTTACAAATGCTGTTGCACCACTAGACTGACCTTTAATTAAAGAATTTTTCTTTGCATATCCAAAGAAAGTACCTTGAGCTCTTTCACAAAGAGCTCTGGTATCAATATTTAATATTGGTGTGGAATTAGAATATACTTGTGGAAGTTCAATTTCACCATGACTATATGGAGAAAATAGATACGTTTCTGTTGGACCAAAATGTGGACCTTCTTTATGGTCCGGTGTACACAATCTAAATTGTCCTATAATTTTACTAGTATCTACAGGATCATATATCAATACGGTTTCACCTACATTAAAAGATCCTAGAGCACCATTAGTTTCTCCACCTTTTTCTGTTGTTATCTCAAGTAATTTGGGGACAATAATTGGTTTTATTCCATCCAAGAAACCATAAATTTCTGTAAATGAACCAAATCCGTAACCTTTAAATTCGGTATTTCTTGATCTCATAAAATCTTCTTCACCAGAAGCAATTAATTCATTTTTAAACCATTTATTTGAATCACCAAAAGTTATAGAATCTTTATCCTTTCCTCTTAAATCAATACTTTCAGTAATAGTATCAAGATCTGTTATGGATGTTTCTGAGGTAGAAGTATTATTACCATCACCATTTATTGTATTAGTATTTGAAGATTCTGTTTCAGAAACAACAATAGATCCCAAATCAATTGTTTGTTCACCAAGATCTATTTTGTTTCTTAGTGTTTTTTCTCTATCTTTTCCAGTTACTCGTATGGTTTCACCTTCCAATTGCTCAGTTCTACTCCAAAAATCAGTTTGTGGAGTTAGTTCAACACTTCCTGATAATGCCGGTTGTTCAAATGGATTGACTAGTTCAGCAAGAGTTGCTTTTGGTTGTTCAATCCAGGAAACTTCTTCATAATTTAGAGTTACTGAATTTCCGGTTTTTTTAACATTAGAATCTAACAATTCAAAATTACTCCCAAAATCTAATATTTCAGATGTTACACTTTCTGCGGGAGTAATTTGTGATGCTAAAGTATTTCTAACTATAAATGGATTAATTTCACCCATATCAGGATTTACTTCAATTGTAGAATTTGGATTAATAAAACTATAATCATTAAATGCATCTACAAAAAATCCTGTTTTAAATCTATCTAATTGGTTACTATCACGAATTTGCATACTTTTAGCATCCAATTCTAAGAGAGAAAGTGATGTTAATTCTTCTAAATTAGAAATCCTGTTTTCAAGTCTTCCAATATCTCTCATTGTATATCTTCTATTATCTTTTTGAGAGATAATTGCACTTTGTGGTGCATAAAGATATGGGGGTAGGTTGATGGTTGCAATTTCCATTATTGCATTATCATCATTTACTGGAGATTTTGGAGATTCTGCAGGGACACCTTTTTTGTATACAAAATTTCCATACTTATTCAACAATAATTTATCAATTCTAGGCAGATAAAATTCATATCCAAGTCTTAAAGTTTCTTCAGGAACTAAGTATTTTGTAATTGAATTATCAAATGATCTTGAAGAATAATGGAATGGGGAAATAGATGCAGTGCTTGGATCATATACCGAAACTCTTGGTCTAAAGTCAATTGTATCAGAAGCTCTAATTGGATTTACACCTATTGATGGTATATCAGTTCTAAATCTATCTTTATCATAACTTAATACTGTAAAAGCATCTCCAATATCTCCTGCAGGAACTGTATAATGATCAAAAACAATTGTTAATCGAGCAGATGGAGTTGACGATCCCGCATTTCTAACAATTCTAGAATAATCATAATACTGATTTCTTTGACCTTTATCCAAAGTAAAGGAATTTGTTATATCTTTGTATTTGCCTTCAGATTGAGTTTTAACTTCACCTTTTATATTTGATTCTTCAAATTCTACTTCATCCAAATCATCAAATTTATTCGATGAAAGATAAACTATTTCTACGGTATCTGAGGATTTTCCAACAATTCTAGCTACGATTTTTCCATCTAATGATTTTATATTTTCACCAATTACAGCATTACCATTAACATTCAATGTACTATCAAATGTTAATGTATCAAAAGTTGGATCCGATGTATTTACAGATTCATAAATTGCTATAATTTTAACAACATCCGGATAGTTTAAACATATTTCTTCATCTTCAACTCTAGTTCCATATCTATGATTAGTATCATATGTTAATCCATTTTCAAGTCCACTATTTCCACTATTTCCATCAGCAACAGAACCAGAAGATTGATTTTTTGATGTATTTACAGTAACTTTTCTACTACGATCATATGCTTTTTCTTTACTGATAAGACCTTTTTTACTTAAAGAAACAGAAATAGTACTTGCAGTATTTTCTAAACCACGTAAACTTATTGAAGAACCATCTGTACTTCTAGTGCTAGATTTAATGGATACAATCGCGTTGCTGTCATTTCTAGATACGGCATATTTTTCTGCATCAAAAGGTTCAAAACTGAAGTTAGTAAGACCTGAAATGTCGGCATTTCCTATAGTAACCGTACCACCAACACCAGGAGTTTTAGTAACAAGTGTAGATATCTTAAACTCAGAATTAGTTAAATTAACCTGAGATACATTTTTATTTGCAAGAGAAACAAATAATTCACCAGAACCTCTCACAATAGGAGCTCCGGCAAACATTTCTACTGCTATAGTTGTGCCAACTCCTGGCACATTACCATCATAGACATTAGGAATATCAGTAGCAATTGCTTCAAGAGTCATTGACAGTCCATCAGGAGAAATACTGGCAACCTTATTATATGTTTCTATATTAATTCCTGCTCTTTGATAACGAACAACAGAACCAACTCTTAATCCTGTAAATTCCTTTCCACCTGCACGAACGGTATTATCATCAATAGTTACAATTCTAATTCCATTTGGAATTGCAAAATTTTCTAAAACACTATTAGCGTTAAATCCTGTTCCAACTACAGACTTAATATTTTGAGTATTATATGCCGTTGCGATACCAATAGTTCTAGAAACATCACTAGAACCATCAATTTCAATTTGTTCTCCTTTATGAAAAGTTCCTGATGTCTGAACAACATTGATAGTAGCACTACCACCCGAACCTACAGAATATCCACTTGCTCCACTATTTTTACCCTTGATAAAAGATCCTTCTCTAACTTCAACGTTACTAACAGATTGATTTAGAGTAATAACAGTATAAGTTTGGAGATCAAACAATCTCAAATCCCATACAGTAGAATTATTTTCATAATTAGCATCTTCAAGATTAAAACTATAAACTCTTGCACTTCCAATAATATCACCAGTTCCATTAAAATTATTATATATTTGAATAACACTTCCCGAAACGGGCAATCCAGATACTGTATTTACTTTGAGTAAATTGCCTAACTCATATCCAAGTGAAACATCACTACGAATACCAACTTCTCTAGGTTTTTCAACATCTAAAATAGTAGTTCCATTTTTATCTACATCATATCCAGCAACATATGCTCTACCAGATGATATTTTAATACACATCAAATCATCATCTGGGGCATTCTGCTGCTCTGTAAGTTCTTGTGGATAATATAATCCATTATTGCCTAATCCATTATTCAATGAATTGAATATTGAAACAGTAAATGGATTTACAGAATAATTTCCAGACTCATCAAAAGTTCTATCTGCTATGTAATCTCTAATTATATTATATTCACTTTTTGTTTGTATTACTTTAATTTTACCTTTATCGATACGCATTAATTCAACAAAATTCGCATCATCATTATCAGTGAGATCCTTTTTAATTAAAGTTAATTTTATTTGAAATCTATCAGCACCAGGTGCTGCAAAGTTACTAAATCCTTTTGCATTATCAAACAAACTTGAATCATCTTTTGCTGTTATAATTTTTTCATCAACCTGTAATCCAACTCTATATGAAGAATTATTTGTATATGGGTCTAATACTATTTTTTGATCATTAACATTAACAAAATAACCTCTTATAAAATAAACCCCCTTTGTTATAATTGCAGCACTACCAATTGAAGTTGAATCAATTGTAATTAGAGATGCAAAAACTTCTCCCGCATTAATAGTGGAAAGACCATATTGGACATTTTCATTACAAACTAATTCTTCTCCATCAGAAAAAACATTTTGATTGAAATCATTACCACTAGTGGTATAACTTACATAGATTGTAACATCATCTACTCTACTATCTTCTTCAGGTAATAAAACAAACTTTATATTTGCTTCTACACCCGAACTTTGCCCTATTATAGTTTTACCTATAAAATTTTTAATATAAAGAGATAAATCTACACCAAAATTTGAAGATTTTAATTTTACTGAGGCATAGTTATTTTCATATGCGATAGCTCCCGGAACAACAACTGACCCATCTTTAAAAATATTAGTTCCAAATGTTTCTAATTGATTTTGTAGGATGGACTGAGAAGTTGTTAGTTCTCTTGCCTGTACAGGAAATCCCGGTTTAAATAAAACTTTTTGAAAATTTTTTTCAGAATCAAAATCGTCATAATATGGATTTATATTTAAATTAGTTTTTTGTGTCATCTTTTTTTATTAGAATTCCAGGACAATTTTGATGTCTTCTTTTTGCCTCAAATCTCTCTGAACAACAGATCGATTCGTAATGTAAATTACATCTCCCGTCTTTTTATTTATCTCTGATTCAGAAACCCCATTTATATAATCAACTCCAAGATTGATAATTTTATTGTTAGCAGTTATTGTAACTCCCTTTAAACTAGTATCAATAGATCTAGATTGTGGATTTCCTGGTGCATTAATTTCTATACTATTATTTCCTTCAAATTTTAATACATTTGCTCGTGTAGATACATCAATTGTATCAAGATGATCGTAACCACCTGAAGCAGCATCATTAGGTTTTGCAAAAAATAATGATCTGTCTTGAAAATATTTTATTATTTTTGTATCTGTATCATAAGATGCAATATATCCTCTAGCTATTCCCCCAGCAACTGTCTGTGTAATTCCAACCCCAGTATAATTTTTTGTAGTTTCTGATAATGATTCACTAATCTTAAATGAAGCTAGAGATGAAAATTCGTTTTCTTTGTAAATATCTGCTGAAGTACTTTTTTCAGGATTTTTTATAATACCAACTTGTCCAAAAGATGTATCTACAGGCCAATCTTTAGTAGAATCATCAAATCTGGCGTAAATTAAAACTTTATCCGCTCCAAGTTCTTTGTAAATGTCAAATCCATGCCCTTTTGATGGAGGTATTATAGGAATTAATTTCCCTAAAGCTGTGCTATTATCATCAGATGTCTGTATTGGACCTAAATCAACAATACCATATGTATATCCAGATCCTCCAGATATCACTTTTACAGATGATATTATACCAGTAGGTTCAACTGTTACACTAACCTTTGCTCCAGTTCCATCCCCTAAAATGTTTAGTATATGAGGAGTATCTCCAGAAGATATATAACCCTCTCCACTTCCTGGGTTTTCTATGTATACTTTTTTTATTTGATTTTTATTAATTTCAGAATTTCCAGATTCTCTAACAGATTTTATTTGGGAGTTTGTGGTAGTACTCCAATCATTTGGCAATACAATATATTCAGTTGAATCAAATTTTATAACATCACTAGCAGCAATAGTAAACAAGTATTTCCAAGTATATCCATCAGATTGAGTTATCGGTTCTACATCAGTAAAATTGGGTTCTATTAAAGATCTATTACCTTTTGCACTAGAACTTTCGGAAGTTCCAGTTGATCCATTATCAAGACAAATATAAACTTGCAAATCACTATTTATGACGTAAAAATTTGATCGATATAAATTAGTGGTTTTTGAATTAGGTGCTAAATTAGTAGCACTATAATCATGTCGATACATATCATATCGATTATTAGCTATCCAAGTAAATTTTTTTACAACCCTTCTAATATTTGCAGCATTTATTTTTTTACCAAACATCATAGAATCTCTATAATGTGTTTGATATTCTAAATTATCAACAGGTGCTAAAGGCCAATTATCAGATACATCAGTTCTACCAAATCCTGCCACAGTAGGATTTGGCAATCCTAAAAATACATAATAAGAATTATTATCGTTTAAAACCGATTCTATAAAACTAGTGGTATTTGCAATTCTAAACTGATCTGTTACTACGGCGGACATATCGATAGTTTTTTAGATATTTATAAGGACTATTTAATTGCTCCAGTATTGAAGAAAGTTTGATCTCCACCAATTCTTTTAACTGTTGGGAAAGATGATAATCCAGAATTAACTGAAAATCCAGAAACACCAATAGATATTGGTGAAGTAGATCTTGAAATATTCGCACCAGTCAAAATTCCTACAGAAAATTTACCAATGGGATTTGTTGAATATCCAACAGTTGTTGGAATACTACTAGTATCACTGGTATTACTAATTCTACATGTTAGAATACCTATAACAGGATTAGGATGTTCTCCTATAGAACTAAATTGTTGAATAATGTATATATTATCTAAGAAAGTAGTTCCAATACCGACTACTTCAGATTCACTTGAATTTATAGAAATTGCACCATTTCCAACTTCAGTATCATAGATAAAAACTGGATTGCCTGGTATGAATACATCATCTGTATCAAATATAATTTCATCTGGATTAAGTTCTAAAGTAAATTTAATAGCTTTATTTCCACTTAATATTGTAGATTCTATTCCAGTAACAATTCCTGTATTTCCTTTAACAGATGTAATACCAGTAACTAATTCTGTTTTTATTTCGGGTGCCGATACAATTACTGATGGTGGATTAGATTGAGAATATCCAAGACCAGGATTTGTAATTGTAAATCCATTAACTGAACCAGAAGACGAAATTGTAACTGTTGCTGTAGCATTTGTCCCCTCATTCATCGTAATGGGATCTTCCTCTGTTCCTGCACCAGTAAAACTATTAAATGGATTTCCAATTTTTAAAATTGGAGTATTTACATAACCACTTCCACCATCTTCAATAACTAGATTTGTTATTGTTCCACTAGAAGATACTATTGCTGTTATTGCTGCACCAACTTGATTAGTAGATTCGGAAGAAATTCTTACTTCAATTGGATTGCTATCATTTTCATAATTAAAAAGCACTCCAAGACTGTCTACAAAGAATTGTGTATCAGTATCATTAAAATCTGAAATAATTTTTGTTGTTGGATGAATTCTTGGTTCTAAGAGAATTCTTGATTTATCAATAATTTCACCATCGATAAATAGATCATATTTTTGTCTTGTAACCTCAACTGGTTCAAACTCATCTGTTATTCCGGGACCTCTATATGCATTTGTTCTTACAGTATCTGCTTGTGTAAATTCGGAAACTAATCTTTTATCTTGATTTGGTTCTCCCACAACTTGCAATTCATCACCAAGTTCAATTGGACTCGCTGGAGGTTCTATAATAGAAGAGTCTTCACCATCGGTTCCTTTATAGAAGAAAATTTGTACATCATCTTCAGGTCTTGGTGCAACTTTAAATTTAATACTCGTTCCTCCAATAAATTCATATGTTTTTCCAGGTTCTTGTATAACCCTATTTCTAAAGATTAGAAGAATTGGATTTAATTCAACATTAAAAGCATCATTTGCCTCAACACTAACTATTTCTTTTTGATATTTTAACGGGAATCTAGTTCTTCTGCCATTTTGTAATGGTGCAATAGAATCTATATAATCAAATTCACCAAATTGCCATAATGCAAATTGATCTGTAAATGTTTCTGTTACTTCCATTTCAAATTCTTTAATTAATGATTCTATAAATCTAGAAGTA